GTACCACCAATCGGGCCATGGTGAGCTGCCTGATCCGTCGACCGTGAATTCGACGTACGGAGTGCCGATGAAACACCCCATTTGTGTCTCGTCACCAAAGGCGACTGAGAGATGGAGTGTGGCGTCCGCCGCATCGAAGTCGGGTCCGACTTGGAGGGCAACGATGATGGTCCCAGTGAGGTAGTTGAGAGAATTTCCTATTGTAATGCTCCTGTCGACAAAGTTGTCGATTAGAGCAGTTCCAGATGGAGAGAAGAAAGGTATCTCAAATTCCGCATGGGAGTCTTGGTTGAAGTGTGTGAGTGGGAATGGTGTTTGTAGATTGTGTGGCGTTCCGGCTGAGTGTCCGAACATTCGTTGGATTGCGTACTGATCTGGGGCCCTGGTGCAATAGTCGTAGGTGACATAACCGTCATAAAAGACTTGGTTTTGATTGCTTGTGTTGTTCCAGGTGGCGTTTATCTTGAAGCAGAGCGGTCCTCGGAAGTTTCGGTAGCATTGCATGTAACGGCATTGGAATGCGTTGGCAAGCTCGCCATTGAAAAAGATCTGTGAGATCGGAATCTGTGCGAAGGCGAGTCCACGTTCAGGGCGTTGCATTTGGATATCGAGGGCAAAGCTGTAGCGTTTGCAAATGTCGAGTATCGGGTCGAATACTTCACCAAAGTGTGGCACTTTCGGATCATATGTGAGCGCATCTTCGGGGTCGAGGCAGATCGGTTTATACTTCAGCGGCGACATGCTAAAGTTGATCTTGCCAGCTTGACCAGATTGGGGTCTCACTTTCGTCTTGGTTGCACCCCCCTTGATAATCGGAGGGTTTTTGATGGTAATGGGACCGTCGTAGTGGCCAGACTGTGGTCGGGCGCGTCGAGTGCTCTTGGTTGATTCCGTTTCCCAATCTTCCTCTTGGGCCCAATCGTCAATTGAGCCAACACCGGGTGGTTTCAATTTTAGTCGACGGTCGAAAGTCGATGACAGAATTGAGATGCTCCGGTTTGAGCAGGAAGGGTTGCAGATTTCGAAGTCGGGACCTCCGCAAACGAAGATGTTGATATCAACGTTGGGCACCACGGTGGTGGGTGCTCGAAGGGCGGCTCCAACTCGAAGTGCGACGGTTCCGGCGAAGAAATCTTGGAATCGAAATGAGTCGTCAGAGGGGTTGGCAGAGAGTGGTTCTCCTGTCCAGATCATCTTCCATGGTTTATCACCAAGGTAAGGTGTTCGGATTGCACCGCCGTTGTCACTAGATCTTACGTAGTATGAGGCAGCGTACTGGGAGAGCGAGGTGTTGTAGTCAGCAGGGGCTGGGCTTGAGTTCGGATGGAATGTCCAATCGAGGCGTCCTTCTTGGAAGTTGGACGAGACGACGTCGAATCCAAAAATCATCGAGCCTCTCCAGTGCTTAAATCCGAGACAGAAATAATCCATCTCAGGCGGAACCCACTCAGTGCCAGGTGTGTGTGTGTGAACGGGAGTCGAGGCCATTGGTCCAACACTAGTTTGCCAGAGGATGGTTCCGGGAGCTTGCGAGGATGCCCAATTGATGGAGGTCAGATAGGACCACTTCTCACAGATGTGATGTGAGAGGCGAGTGTCTGAACTATTGGACATGTCGAAATGCTCTTTGTCGGTCAGCTGCTGTTTGCTTGGGTAGAAGATCATCTTGTCGATTTGTTCGGCTCCGACAACATAATTCATGTTTCCCATGTGTTTGACGGTGACTTGTTCGGGTGGGACGGGCACTTGCGGTTTATCGAGGATCGAAATGATGTCGCTCACCACGTTCTCAGGGGTGAGCTGGTCGAGGACGTTCTTCATTCCATCGGTGACAGCACCAAGGATACCTGATTGAGGTCGAATGCTCTTGCGATACTGCGAAAAGCTAGTGCCTCCAGGTCTTGGGATCTTGAACTCCGGATTGTCGAAGCTCACAGAAACCTTGATCGAGACGCTTGGCTGAGAGCCAGTCTGCGCTTGGAGTTTGTTGAAGACCGCAAGGTAGACTTGGCCAAGAGAGTCGTTGGCGAGAAGATCGAGGTAACCTTTGTAGTGCATGAAGTCGATGGTAAGTTCTCCATTTCCACCGACCGCAGGGTCGAGCCAGAGATGTGGGAAAGACACCATTTTGAAAGGATCAAATGGTATTGCGACGGCGTTGGTTCGATTGATTTGACTGGGGACGTAGTACACGAGTACGCGTCCTTGATGAAAGCGAGAAGCGGCGACGGAAAAGTAGAGACGGACGGCGGAACATCTGAAGTATTCGAAACGCTGGAATGGCATGCTGACAATGTCTTGGACGAGCAGGTCCTCGACAATGTCGTAGGTCTCAAGATTGGTGCCTACTGCAGCGGTTAGTGCCCATTCGATTGTCTGGACGACTGTTTCGCGAGCGAGCATGCTCATGAGAGTCCAGCCCTTCTCATTCAAATGAGATTGGGCTCGTTTGCTTGTGGTGACGGTCTTTTGATGTTCTCGGGTGACGATGTTTGGTGGATCGTGTTCAACAAGGGTAACACCTTGATGAGATATGAGTTCAGGTTGGACAGAGTCGAGTGTGGAAGTTTCAGTACGGGCGGATTCAGTATTCATTTTCGGGCAGGTTCTGACGGCAGGCGTGACTATTGGGTATATTCAATGTCTTGGACGTCAGCTCTTGGGTGAAGTTCGAGAATGTTCAACTTCAGCTGAGGGGCACAGCGAGAGCCTCCAAAATCGTTCTGGAATGGCATGAGCTGGCCGTAGCCTAAGAACTCTCCGACTAAGTCTGAGTAGCGGATGAGGTTGTAGGCTGGTTTGAGTTTAAGGATTCTTTTTCGATACTCCTTAAAAATATCGGGGCCGTGAAAGAAGAGCTCACGTAGAGCTGAGTTGCAGTTGTCTTCACAGGCCTTCTCTGGTTCAAAGGTTTTTCGAATCCAGTTTATTGTTTCAACTGCATTGGGGATGGGCATTTGCGGCACATAAAAACCAAATTGCTCACCGATCTTGTTCTTTAAGAAGCTG